GAGCGTGAAACTGGGGATGATGTTGCTCCTCGTGGTGTCAGGCGCATGTTTCTCGGTTGAGAAGCATAGTTCGGTACGTTAGCATTGTGGGGCAAAGTCCCCGAAGCATCATGTATCATAATCGTTTCTTAATTTCTTCTAATTGTTTTTTAAGTGTCTCAGCAAATCTATCAGTGTCACAGAATTGTTTAGCCCATGCCCACTGACCTTGAAGGTTATAGAGCTTATCAGTGTTGATCGTTTCTCCAAGAGATTCAACTTTGATCTGACGCTCGATAGCTTCGAGAGATTTATTGAACACTAATTCTTTCAAAGTACTCCATTCTTTACTCTTATCTAACTTAGTAAGAGCTTCGACGATTTTAATTAATCGTGTTTGCTCCTCTCGAAGTCTTATTTTTGTTTCTTCGTCCATTTAAGCTTGACTTGATGTCTGGTTGACCAAGACCTGAACACGACTACCAGCATGTGCTGTTGCATTACCAGTAATGATCATAAAGATTCTGTTTTGAAGTCCCATGATAGGTAATCCTGAATTTTGACCGCTACCAAGAGTTGATGCTCCAGCAGAACCATTATTGAAAGTACTGATAAGTGATCCTGTTGCGATAAGTGATGTTGAAATTACATTTCTAACATCTCCTCCACAAGTTGGAACAACAAGCCACTGAGGACCGACGCCTGGTGCTGATGATGAGGCGACACTTGTTCGTGCGACGTCATACCATGTTGAACCACCATCATCTGATGTTTGGAATGTTGCACTGATGCCAGCCGCTGTTATTGAAGGCTGGAACTTTACTACTACGTTGTCTGTATCTAACGGAAGCTTAAATGGATATGCATATCCTCCTGCGACTGAACCTGAACCTGTATCGGTGTTAGTTATGTCGAGAGCTCCCTGAAGTGGTAATCTAATTGCCATGTTTATTTATGGTTTATTTAATAATCTGCGGGCGCATTGAATTTCACGCCCTCTCCTCCCAATGCTTTCTCGGCGGCATTCGATAACATTGTCTGTCGTCGTTTACCTGCCTTAGCCATATTCTTTTGTTTCTGCTCGTTTTCTGCGTGCATACCTCGGGCAATAGCTCTCCCTTGTTCGACCATGTCATCGTTTGATGTAAATTTATCCATGCATCTTCTTTAAAGCTTTTGCTAGTCGTGCTCGTTTACCCTCTAATCCTCCTTTATCAGCAGCAGCGTTTAACTTACCTGCTGGAATCTTCTTGCCCTGTGGAACTCCGAGTTCGCGATGTAAAGCTCCTTTTTTCATATGCATTCCCTGTATCCAATGTTTTGCCATATTAAAATTCTGAGACAAGAACGCTTGAAGCGCCTCCTGCATTAATTATTGCGACACGCTGATAAAGACCATTCACACTACCAACCTGACCTCCTGCCATTTGACCTTGAGTTTCTTTAGGAACAACAAAGCGTCGGTAGGTATTGACTGGAACATAGTGGTCGAAGTTTATTCCTGTACCTGCGGCAATAACACTTGCGCTAGCACCAACACCGGCAATTTCCGTGAGAGGAACCCAACGGATAACTGCCCCCTGACCTCCTGATGATCCTACCTCGACAGTTGTGGTATTAGGCTGAAGAGAAATAACTGATGAAGTAGCAGCATTCGTCGTGTTGTAGCGGGTTTGTGATAAATATGGAGCAGGAAATTCCTGCAGTGGATTGAGGTTTGTGTCTATTGGAAGACCTTTTGCATAGTTAGCCATGAATATATGATAGTTTATTTAATAATTGCTGTGATGTGTCTTAATAAAATTACGTAGTTTTGACAATAAAAATGTTTACTTGGCAAGATTACCTGCTAAGTTTTTAGTCATAGCATTTTTAAGCGGTGCAGCAGAACCTAGACGGGTTGCTGAGGCAGATTGACTTAGTTTCTTCTTAACAGGTTTCTTAACTGGAGCCGTCGGTGTTCCTGAAGTTGGCTGAGCTCCTGCCTGACCTCCCATTTGAGTACCTGGCTGAGGAGGATTAATTTGAATACCCGCTTGAGCAGCCATTTGGACTTGGCCTTCTGGTGGCAAATCTTTAAAGCCAATAGACTCACTAACCTTATTTCCTCCACCTTGAGATTGTTGGTCTTGCTGAGCTTGCTGAGCTTTTTGTTGAGCCAATAACTCTTGGTGCCATTCAATATGCATCCAGGTTGCCCATGTTTTTGGCATGACTTGGTAGTGAGTGTAGAGATGAGTGGTGTGGTTATCAGTCTCCTGAACATCAGGCATCTTGTCATCTTTTAATTGCTCGTTCTCACCTTCTGCTTTGATTTCATCAATCGTCTTTGGGAGCATGACATCAATCAATGATGGGTCTTGAAGAAATTTTGGGAAGAACACGAACTTATTGAAATTTCTAAGACCATCAGGATCGAGGGTTTGAGCTAGATCAGGATAGAGTTGCATCATATCTCGTCTTAGGACAAGCTCTTTATTCTCAGCTTCTTTAGCTGAATAAATCATAATGCCTGGGGGAAATTTAGTATTAAAATCTTTGAGGTCTATTTCTTTTGAGTTGACACCTTTAACTCCAACGATGTTGGCCATTTTCGTATCAAGTGCCTCAGCGTGTTTAGCGTAGCGATGAAACCAACTCTCCCAAAATTCCGCTTCTCCAAATTGCATAACCTTTGATTGAAGCGATTGTGCTAAATCATTCAACTGTTGATTGATTGCAGCCATCGTAGCGTTAGCTCGACTCATACCCGTACCAGAATTACCCATAGGTCGTCCAGCTCCAACAGGATTTTCAGCTTCTCCATCAAGCATCTGAATAAAGCTCATTAACTCTGGTGAGAGAGTTTGAGCCTTGTTAAGTGGCCACGCAGAGTTAACATCATCCATTGGAATATGCTGATTGATCTGACGATTCAAGAACTGGGTGACATCTCGAACCTTATCAGGATTGTAGCCATAGAGAGGGTTGGCTTGATCTTTAGCCGCAATATACGCAAGGTTAAGAAGCACACTTTTTGCACGGTGTTTGTCTTCAAGTAGATCTGCAACAGAGATAGGAAGTGATGAATGAGGAACTCTAAAGGCTTCTTTAACTACGATTGGCCACTTTGAGTCCATTGAGACGGATTGGCCGTCGGGCATGATTAACTCTTCACCGTCACCTAAATCAAGTTCTGACTCATAGAGAATTTTAGAAAAATTCTTATCAGTCCAATAGACACATTTCTTTCCATCGTCATTCATACCGTAGAACTCTAAGATTTGGTAGACATCTGAGCCATAAGGTTCTAATGGTGGAGCAATACCTTCTCTCGCCTGATCGCGTTTAACTTTATAGTTCCACAAATAAGGATCAATACCCGAAGCGATATAAGTAACGTCAAAGTCATCTTTAAGAAATCCTGCGTCTTGGAGTCGTTTTAGTTCAGATTTGGTTTTTGTAATCCATTTCCAATAGTAACGCCATTCTTGAGGGTTTTCAAAGTAGGGATCATAACCGAAATTTAATGGATTAATGACATGAGGTTGTAAAATCTTCTTCTTCATATCAAAACGCACTGTTTCTAAATAGCCTCGACCAAAGAATAATGTGTCCCAAATCCAGTCATAATCAATCTTTGCTTTACCCATTTCCTGATAATCAGATGTGGCAAGCATGTTATAAGAGTTGATCTGCTCTTGGGTTATACCTTGTGAAGGTAGGAATTTAACTTGAATTTGATCGTCATAAACACCAGCCATAATGCGGTCAAAGAGTGTCAGCATGACAGTTGAACTGATATTCTCATCACCACGGCGAAGGTTTGAGAGCAAAGTTAATTGAGAAGCTTGGCGTTTCTTACGTGCTTGGAGAAAGTTAAATGATTCGAGGTAGTAGATACCTATTTCTGCTGCGGTCATTTTTTAATGAGTTGTGAGAGTGTAAATGCATTCTCGACTATGCCAGTGAGGCCTCTTGGAATGCAGGTAATAATAATGCGATAATGGGTTTTATTTTTTGAAAAGATAATACGTGGTGGGATGTCTTCGTATGGCTGTAATTCATCCCGCCATAAGAGAGACATAATACCTTGTCTATGATGATTGAATAACTCCTGTGCGGTTGGTTTATATTGCTGAAAGGCTGACGGGTTAGCACCAAATTCAAAAAATCTAATAACAACCTTTTGACCAGTTCCTAAATCAGACTCAAGTTTCGTGTCTGATTGCGCTTGGAGGTCTTCTCCTTCCCATTCAATGTCTTTTACCGGCGCATTCTTGGCGTTCTTCTCAAGTGCTTTAAATTTTTTAGCCCTGGTCATATATACTTTGCATTTTGTCATAAAAAGGTAGACCGCCGTTCTTCATAACACTATTATTGCGGATTACACTATCTGATATAACCATTGTCAAGACAGCAGCATCAACGCAGTTAGGACTCATCAATCCATCTCTAAAGAGTTCTTCTTTTGGTTGGATACCAATCTTACCGTCTTTGTTTTTATACTTCACGTATTCAAATTCATTCCAGGCTGGTGATTGAATTAATCGTCCTCCTGAGAGTAGCCATTTGCGTTCACGCCAATGCCATTCAGCTTTTAAGTTTTGGAACATGTCATCCTCAGACTTCTCACCAAACGAAACTCCTCGAACGTTATAGCCTAAATCTTTGAGTCTATCGTAGACACCTTGCCCGACACCAGTTTTATCAATCACGATCATGTCAGCCTTATTACGGTTATATTCTTCCATCACCACACCAACTAAATCCATAGTGTTAGGCATCTTTTGATTAAAGAGGATTTCTTGAAGATTAC